GCTGATTTGATGTCATCAACAAAACCGTACTTATCACTATGCACGGTTACGTTCACATTAAGACCACCGCGGTAGCCTAAAAACATACCAGCAACCCATGGAATGGGGTGCATAGTGTTGAACGCATAGGGTGCAGTGCCTGAGGCAGCTACAACCTTATTTGCTGATACAGGCCACGAGGACTGATATCCAGGCGTGTATGGCATTCTCTTAAAGAGTTTGCGAAACAGGGTATAACCACTCCCTGTCCCAAGACCTGTCGTATTGCAAGTATCTTGAATCACATAACGATGAAGGACGTTCCTCAACGAACCGACACATTCACCGTAATTCAAGGCATACCTATCAACTCCAGTTTTTGCTGGCGTACCCATCATGATCTGCGATGAAACAACATCAGTTAGGTCTTCAGCCTGCAGCTGGAAGAAGCTAGGCACCACATTGGTACCATCTGGCCCAATATGTCCAGCTGGATTAGCATACTCAAAGTTGTCTGCTCCACGAATGAAGAAGTTCAAGCTAATGCTCCCAGAGACTGGTGCAGTCAGACCTGTAAGGACACGCACGGTAATGACACCATTGTCAATTCCCGCACGTGGAGCCAGGGTATTACCCGGACTCCAATTATCCGTCAAAGTCTGATCGATCTTAAGCCACGGCAGATCTTGATGATATGGAATTCTCAACTCCACATCATCCTTCTCGCCGATATCCAAAATCTCAGTGTAAACAGCATTCTCTGCTGGATCAGTGGAAGTGATATCACCACGAGGGTCATAAGAGATCTTCAATCGACCTTTATGAAATTTTGTGCACACTACTTTCATGCGCACAATAATATCACCACGCCAATGTTTAAACATGGATCCCACATAAGACAGTGGGACGTAATACGTCTGCCGACCCACAGATGCAGGCACCGTATTATTGATGTCTATAGAGGTAGGTTGGAAGGGATTGATGCGCATATTCCACAATTGTGTACTCGCAGCATCTGATGTTGACCACGAGCTCGCACTAAAATAAGATTCCTTCGTCTTAAGGTACGATAAACTCAACTCATCAGCACTACCAATGCCGTGAGGACTCGGGTCAATTGCAAGTTCCTGCTTAGGATCAAGCGCTAATTTTTGCACTTGAGTACCAATATGTGCACTAGCCATCATGGGTGCGTTCATGGGTGCATACCCACGAACGTCAGTTATGACTGGTACATTGGTAAATCCAAAAAGCGTTGCAATTTT